GTTGTGGTTGAATTTGTGCCTGTTGGGCGTTTTGTTGCAGTTGGTTATCGTTTTGCTGCTGGTTTTGGGCCAATTGCTGGAAGTGCTGCTGCCGTGATTGAGCCGCTTGCGCCTCTGCCTGAGCCTGTTGTTGCGCTTGTTGCTGCACCATCTGGGCTTGGGCTTGGAAATTCTGCTGTTCAATCGCTAAACCATGCTGGCGGATGTCTTGTGTGGCTGCATCAATTGCTTGAACCGCCGACAAGTCCTGTTCGTGCTCAATTTGGGCCTGTTGTTGGTCCATTTGGGCGCCAGCGGTAATGGTGGCAATACGTTCCTTAGCAGAATTATTGATATTTGCCATGGCAATCGTTGTTGCGTTGCGTTGGTTATCAATACTGGTCTGCGTTTGGTACTTAGTTTGCAAATCTTGCACTTTTTGCTGCAATTCAGCGACCTTGATTTGATAATCTTGGTTAGCCTGAGCCATTTCGGCTTGCATTTTGGCTTGAAACTCTTGCGATTTACGTTGAGTCTCAGCCATTTGCGTTTTAAGCAGCACTTGTGCAGTAGGATCTGCTCCGGCAGCACTTTCTTGTTGCGACTGCTGCATTTGCTGCACGTTTTGCACCAAAGCCATGATGTCTTGCATATATGGCTGCACGATTTGCTGCGACTCTTGGTCGACAATTTTCGAAGCAATAGCCAAAGCCTGTTGAGATTCCCAGTCCAACGTCTTTTCTTCGTGCAAATCCAGCACATCTTTGCCGCCAGACGCTTTTGCCACAATGTTTCGCATGGATTGGAGATAGAAAAGCATCAAATGTTGCTTGATGTGTTCCAACGCCACCGGCGCAAACGTAGGTCCAATTATGGGGTTAGAGCCATAAATGGGGTTTTTGGCGTATTCCAAGTGAATTTGGATGTGCGCAATGTGATCTTGGTCAGGATAAGCTGCCGCAGGTCGACCCATTGTCATGGAAACGTTCTCCAGCGCAGGATTTGACTCCTTAGAACCTTCAGGATTTGGTAAAATTTCTTCAACTTCAGGAATTTTTAGCTGGTTGACAATGCGGTTATACACAGCACGAAGGTCAAACATGCCCTGAGGGGCGCTAGTTGCCATTTGCAACAACGCTTGGTTCTGCGCCAAACGCTGTGTTTCGGAAAAGATGTTGGGATCCGACACCGGGCGCACGTCACTGTTGTACGCAAAGTCACGAACCTCAATCTCTTCGCCCGATTGGTTGTCCATTTCCTCCAAGTACCAGTTATTGATACGGGAAATGATCTTGAGCGACTTAGCCTGCGACCGGTGCAAACGTGCATGGATGCTAGAGAAAACCTTAGCGCCTTGCTCGATCAATGCCTGCGTAGTGCCCACAGGCATGTTATTAGACGCGTCACCGATCTTTTCTTCGGCGGTGGTCACTACCCCCTTAGCCGCGTCTGTAAGCCATCCTAGGAGGTTATAGAGGACGCTAGAGGGGCCGGGGAATGGCAAGGGCATTGCCAGCTTGCGCACATCATCCACGCCCGGCGCGCCTTCGATCTCTACAACCTGCGTAGGTTCAATGCGATCCGACTGGCCGCCAATTCGGCCACCCTTGAGCTTGAGAAGCGTTTGGCTATTGGAGATATGAGCCGCGTCCATAAGAGCACGAAGGGCGCCAGTAAGAGCAGCACTAAGCCCGCCAATAAGATGAGGCAGGCCGATAGCGTATGCACCGCGCCATGGAATAAACTTGAACTCAACGTACCAGTCCAGTTTTTCAAATCTGTCGTCCCCATCAGCCCAGTTGCGGTACAAAGCCAGCACTTTGCCGGTCGATTCATCAATGGTTAGAATGTAAGGCGCCCGTTTACCCTTGGTTTGGTCGTCATCGTCCAAACGCATGAAACAGGTAATTTCATAAATACGGCGCATGCCGTCAATGTTTTTACCAGAATACTGTTTGCCTTCAATCTTGTTGTTGGCTTTTTCAGACAGCGTTTGATCGTCGATTGGCGCGTCTGACGTGTAGGTTGAGTCGATGTCGCGGTAAATACCCGCATCCACACGCTGGAGGAACTCATCCTCTGTAATGTCCTGAACCTCAGTTACACGTTGCGACGTGTAGAAGTTGGTCGATGCGTATGGCAACAGAATGTTGTCGATCGGAATCCATTCGCACATTGGGCGACGTTGTTCCGAATCCCATCGCCATTTTAAAAACTGCGAACCGCCAAGTGGCAGTTGGGTCAGCAGTTGTTCCATTTCATCGCGGTATTCTGGAACTTGCTCGGTCAACTGCCAGTTTAGGAAACTGACCTTGCGTTCGGCCACTTGCAGTTTGGCTTGGTCAACAGAACCCTTGATGTTTGTTTTGGCAATGCCTTCAGGAGGCAATAATTCTTTTGCCGAACTAGCAGCAAAGTCTACACACGCCTCTGCCATAACAGGATGCACAACTTTAGAAGCACCATCAAAAGTAGCACCGCCCGGAGCATCCTTACCCAAACCAGTGCGGCGTAGACCCTCCTCATACTGTTTGTCGCGTTGCTTACGAGCTTCTTTGTCTTCATCAATAAAGTCCAAGTAGTCAATTGCCAATTGATCCAAGGAACCTTCATCAAACACCTCTGCCAAGTTCGCGTAGAACTTAGGGCTTTCTTTCGGGCCTTTAGTTTGTTCAAGATTAACTACAACTGAGCCGTCTTCCAACTCAATAATCTCGCCTTCAGCTTCGTCTTCATCCAAACCCAAGCGGTCCTCAAGTTCATGAATTTCGTCTTCTTGAAGTTGACCCTTTTCAATCTCTTGATCGCGCTTAATATTCAAAGACGGCAAATTGCCACCTTGCTGGATTGGTAATGTTGGGTTTGCCATGTATTAATCTATGTTTTTAGTTCTTACCGTATAGAGGGGTAAGGTATAAATATTGCATCAGAAGTGGCACTAGGAACATCTTCAGGATGGTTCACAAAATGTTGGGTAGCACCTATTGCTGCGTTAATTGGGATTGTCATGTGCGGAGCCAGCATTGAAGCCCCCGCATTAATAAATCCTAGATTTCCACTAAGTTTGTCACCACTTAAATAATCTTTAGTTGCTTGAGCTGCTTGAGCTAAAGGAAACGCTTTGCTTGCCCATTGGGGAACAAAACCCCCAGCGGTATCTAATGCATGTGTTGCGGCATCCAAATAATCGCCGCGCTTTAAGTCATCCGGAATTGAGCCTGCTTCAGTCACACCAATTGCACGAAATAAATTGTTAACCGCGTTGTCTTTTCTAATTGCATTAATTGGATGCCGAACTTCTTCTGGCAATTTTTCAAAATAACGCCCAATTTTAGACAAGATGCCTTCGTTTTGCGCTGTTGCGCTTCCACCGCCGGCAAGGTGTTGAATCAACGGATGATCATGCGGCAAATCTTCTTGGTGTACCTTGTGCCCGTTAATCATCAACTCCACGCGCATTTGTTCCGGTGACACCGAGCGGCCTTCCGCATAACTTGGAAGACCGGCCTGCTCCATGAGCAACTCGTGTGGGGATTTGATTAATGAGTTCATAATGTTTCTAATCCTATTAATGCATGATATTAACAGGGTTCGCCCTATTGTGCATAGGGATTTGAAAACTTGCGGTTTAGTTGGTCATCAATATAACTATAATCCCTTGCCGGCAGTGGATCCAGTTGAATCCATCCCGAGTCCCGCAACACCCGCAACGATTGTGTCAGTGAGTCCACGTAGTCATCGTGGCCTTTGGCTTCTGGGAACGAACACACCTGACGGATAAACCGCTTGGCCCACGCCGCCACCTCGCCCTTGGTGTTTGGGTCTTCGGGTATGTAAACTTTACCTTTGGCAACCAACGGTGCTACAATGTTAAGACGCTGCACCTTGTCGGCACGGCCGGGGTTATAACCACGCACCGGCACACCGGCGCCTTGCAGTTCTTGAATCAGGCTGATACCTGCCGATTTGTCTTCCATGAGCAGCAGGTCAGCTTTTCGTCCTTTAGCAAAACTATTGTCCGCGCCGTAGACAACTTCCTTGAAGTCGTTGATAACTTTACGCCGCAGTTCTGGGTAGGCCAAGTGGGCGTCCCATGCATCCAAGAGGATTAGGGCTGTGCCAGCGTCCTCTTGTTCAAACACGCCCCATACCGTGCAAGCCGTTGGGTCATTGACCGTCTTTTCACTGGTGGCTGGGTCGTATGAGGCAATGACGTATTCCAGCGTTGGGGTCGGCTTGTTGGCCGGCCACATGCGGAACTGCTTACGCTTGATAATCCCGGCCTCTTCTGGGTCCAAGATTTCGCCGTAAATTTCTTGGCGGCCAAGGTTTGTCCCGTCGTAGCTTTCAAGCTGTTTGAAGAACGTGTCTGACAGGTTGGCTCGGTTGTCATACGACGATGCGTTTGCCACGTACACGTCGCCGCCAACCTTACCCTCGTTCAGGTCAACGATCAACTCCAGCGGCTTGGGCGTGGTGGTGATGATCTGCTGCACCCGTGCAATCCGCGGGTCTGTCAAACGCAGCGTAAACTGCGCTTGGTCATACGCGTCATCGATGTACTCAAACGCGCACAACTCATCGAACCAAGCCCCGTGGTATTGCTTACCACGATACCGCTCTGGCTCTGACCCCGGAATGCCTTGAATCAAG